CCCATAGAATTGAATCGGGCCGTAGTTCGTTTCGATGGTGAAATCTCTTTCCATCGCCGGCACGCGCTTGGCCAGCGTGTAATAAAGTTGTTCTGTGTACTCGCTCATTTTTGGTCTCCTTGATGAATCAGTGATTGAAAGTTTTTCTGGCCAGATCGATGGCATAGCGGAAGCTATGTCTGCGCACGCGCCAGTAGTAGTGCGTGTCCATGATGAAGTCGTATGCGCGCACGATGGTTTTCCAGCTGCGGCGGATGTGTTTTCCGATCAGTGCGTGCATGGTGTTGCTCCGGTAGTGATGAATAGGTGGCCGCCCAGCCAGACGAAGCGGCCACCGATGCGGCGTGCCATGGCTGCGGCTTCGGTCACCAGTAGTTCAGGGTGCAGTGCGATGGTTTTCATGATGCTTATCTCCTTTTGGTTGGTTCGTTGTTTTCAAATACCCAGCATTTCAGCGTTGCTGGTAGTCTTGGTGCTCCGTGGGGTTTCGTGCGGTTGTAGTCTTCGTTGATGCCGCTGTTCACCGCACGGATGTCGATGAATTTGCGTGTGCGGCTGGTTTTGAGTACGCGCTTGAGTTCGCTGATCGGTGGAACCTGCTGGCGCTTGTCGGCGGCGCGCATGATGAAATGGTTGAGGTTGACGGCGATCAGCTTGTCGTCTCTGGCATGGTTGAGTTGAGGAACGGCATCATCACCATCGAGGTAGTCGAAAATCTCCCAGAATTCGCTGACCAGCGGATGATCGGCATTGATGGCCTGCTGACGTGCAACGGCCATGCTGAGTAGTTCTTTTTGTGCGGCGATCACCATGTCTTCGGTGAGCGGGATGACGGTGGCCAGTGCGTCCACCAGCGCCATGATCTGGGCGTGGTTTTTGATGATGCGCAGGTTTTTGACGTCTGGATTTTTTTGCATCTGTTCGTCGTATTGTTTGACAGAAGACTTGAAGGTCGTCATCACTTGCGCTTCTGCGCTGATTGCCTTGAGGGTGAACCCGGATACTTCTTCAACACCCATGCGTTCGAGCTTTTCTGCGGCCAGCTTGGTGGCTTGTGTGTGTGATGCCACATCGCAGTTGATGTGTACGATGCGTTGCAGGACGGCATCGCTGGCCACTACATCGGCGTTTTGGCTGATAACTACCGATCCACGGAATGGCGGCTCGTAGGTCTCGTTGCCGCTGTTCTTGATGCCGCGTGAGCGGACGGAGCGCCCGTTGTAGGCGGTCTTGAGTTCGTCCCAGTCGAAGCCTTTGGCGTGCGCTTTGTCTTCGCCACCCCGGTCGCCCTCGATCAGCACCACCGGCATGCCGGCCACTTGGGCGAAGTTACGCGCCCGGGCGGCAAGGGTGGATTTTGATGGATCGAATCCTTCATAGTCGCGCCGACCAAGCAGCTTCCAGAGGAATTCGATCAGGGTGGATTTACCCGCACCTGGCTCACCGACGACCTCAAGGAACGGATAGGATTTATGCTCTGCGCGGATCTGTTCGGCGAACAGCGAACCCATCCAGAAAGCCAGCGAGACGATGCCCTTGGCACCGAAACAGCGCCATATCAGATTGATCCAGTCGGTTTTGAATTGCTTGAGATCGGCATTGATCGCCAGCGTGACCGACTGATTGAGTGACTTGACGGACAGCTTGCCGAGGTCGAAGAAGTCTTCCTCGTTCAACTCGTAAATCTTGCCACCCTTGACGGCGATATCGCCGAAGACATAGGCGCCGTGTTCTTTGCTGTAGCCGATGAAGTCTATGGTCTGCACCGTCTTGATGTTGAACAGCTGGCGCTGCTGGATACGGTCGAGCTGGCTGTTGTTGCCGGTGAACACGGCACCTGGCGCGATGGACAGCAGGCGCTTCTTAAATTCGCCCGCCGAGGTGAGCATCGATCCGGTGAAGGTGTTCTTGATTGACGCTCCGTCATGCGGGAAATCCACCCGCAGGTAGTACCAGGACTCATCAGTAAGCGGGCTGGCCTGATAATAAAGGGCATTGAAAAAGCAGTTTGCGATCTCGCTCAGTGTGTGAGATTCGAGTAATGCACGGTCGCGCAGCTCGATGTCGGAGAGTTCGCCATCGTGCGCCTTGCCGATCTCTTCTTTGGCCTTGCCGAATTTACCGAGGTCCAGCTCGAACCAGTACATGCGGCTGGCGAAGCCGAAGTAGAACTTGTTGTAGCCGTCGTGGTTGTACATCAACAGCGCCTTGTCCTGCGCGTTCTTGGCGATTAGCAGTGCGCCGTTGTAGCGCGCCTCATCCAGCGTTTTGTCATTCAGGCGGTCACGCTGGTGCAGCTCGTTCCAGTCCAGCTTGAGCTTGCCAGCCTCGGGCGGTTGCGCGGCGACGGCGACCCAGCCATCCTCGATGCTCTTGGCTACCCACTGGCGGGTGTAGCGTGTGCCGGCTGTGCCGGTATCCAGCGCCCAGACCAGTTTCGGGCGCTTGCGGTCGAGCGCGTGGCACTGATCGGCCAGCATCTTGAGTGCGGCGGCGGGGTAGTTGTTACAGGTCAGTGCCGAGACGCTGACGACATCGTGGTGCAGCAGTGCGATGGAATCGAAGATGCCCTCGGTGATCCAGATTTCCTTGACGGTATCCGCTGCCAGATCCATGCCGGGTGCTTGCCACCAAGTGCCGCCATACGCGCCGTTGAAATTAGCCTTGCGACCGCCGAAGCGTTGAGGCTGGTCGATGATACGTTCCCAGTATCCGACACCCGGCAGGGCAAAGCGCACGGTGGCAGAGCCGATGTTCTGCTTGTGGTCGTAATAGCTTTCTTGTGCGTACCAGCCTTTGATTTTAGTGAGGTCAAAGCCGCGACCTTCTTCCAGATAAGCGTCTGCAGACGCGTTCGGCTCGGCGGGTGTGGACTGGTAGCGATCGCTCCAGGTATTGAATAGATCAGGGTAGAGTTCCTTGATGTGATATTCCGCACCGCACTTATTCAGACGCCCGCAGCGCAACACCCACGGCTCATCTGCATGGGTGAAGAACTCTTTCTTATGGCAGTTCGGACATACGCCTGCACGCAGCCATTCGCCTTGACGTTTGAATGCATAGTCTCTGTCGAGCAGGTTCGTTATATCTGAATGTAGTCTCGGGTTCATCGGTCGTTTTACTAAATTTTGGGTGAAAAAATCCCGCATGCCTTAATTCAGGCATGTTCAATAGGGCGGGTCAGGTGAGTCGTTTACGGTTAGCCGGAGGGGGCCGGAACGGCGGTGTGTTTATCTGATTGCGGGATATAGACTTCAGGGTTCGGGATGCACGATGGCACGATGGTGCAAATCGCGGATAGAATGGATTTCCATGTGTGTCCGCATTTGAAATTGCTGCACTGGAAATACACCTCGCGGGAAATTGGTGACATTTCCTTGGAAGTCCGAATAACAGCACTGCTGGCGCAATGCGGACATTTGATGCGCATTCTGCTAGTCATGTTTCTCTCCTTTCATCATGCCTTCAATGGTGTTGCGCGCCCGGGTGAATGAGGCGACCGCCTCACTCAGTTCCTTGTGTGCATTTTCAAGTTCGCCGGGGTCTACGCCATCCACCAGTGCGGCCATCGCGCTTTCGGCTTCTGATGCCTCAGTGAGCATTTCCTTCAGCATCACCAGCGGTTGAGTCGTACCTTCCGTGCTGATGTTGCGGCAGGCAAGCCCTACCGGCATCAGCATGCGGTTGACGGTGTTCATGCGCAGATCGGCGGGCAGGGCGGCGAGGATGGACGGGACGAAGTTGGCCGGCAGCAGGTTGTTGTCTTTGGTGGCATCGTCTAGCCAGCGGAAGATGCGGTCGGCGTTGACTTTCATGCGCCCATAGGTGTCGCGGGTGTGCGGGTCGAATACGATGCCGCTGATCTGCTGAAAGCCCTGATGCTCATGCGCCTCCACGATGACCTGCGCGGCTGTTTCGCGACTCCAGCTGTTCTGCTTGCGCCATGCCTCAACTGCATCGCGGACGATGCCGACCAGGCTGTGCGAACCGTGTTGCATGATGGTGGGCTTTTTCATGGCTATGCTGTGACCTAGGAAATCAAATCAGCCTGGTAGGGGATGCCGATATGACCAGCCAATACCTTTTGCATTGCTTCGATGGCTTGACGGTCTTTTTCAGACTTGGTGCGGCTCTTTGCAGAGATCAAGCGGATGGCGGCATTGATGCGCGCAAGCTCAAGTTGCGCCTCGGTGTTTTTCTGGCCTTTGATGGCTACGCCAAAGGCTTCGTATTCGTGCAGCGCATCTCCCCATTCATTGAGTTTTTCTTCAAGGAAATCAGCGCCGGTTTCGTTGCCACTGGCACGAACAGAATCCGGGCTTATGGACATCAAAAAGGCGGCTACTCGCGACAACAGGACGCAGGTTTGCTCCCGTTTCTGACCACCTGCATGGTACATATGTACTATGCAGACCCCCAGATATTTGCTCAAAAATACGCTTTCCGAAACCTTTTTGTGCTGCCTTCCCCACTGGATTCCAAACAAATCACTGATCGGCTTGAGCGGGGTGACATCTTCTCCGCTGGCATTTTTAGCGATCTGCAATTGCAGTCCGGCGTATTCGATGATGAAGCTGACTTTATTGCTCATGATGGTCTCCAGTGGGTTTGTTTTCTAATGCGTAGCGGCGGGCATCAAGTTGCATTTGAGCTTTTTGAGCTGGCGACGCATTCCGGTATTTTTCGAGCAGATCCATTTCGTCAAAACTCAACAGACCTGGAATGCCGAGTTTTATGGCTTCCTCTATTAAGCGTTGCTGTTTCTGCTGATCTTCGGTTCACATGTTGTTCTCGCTCAAGTGGTTTGCTTGTCTTGTTGTTCCAGACGGGCAATGCCGTCGCGGATGAATTCAGCAGCCAGATTGCTCATGCTGCGTTGAGTTTGCTCGGCAACCGTGCGCAGACGTAGACGGTCGTCAGTGCGGAAATGCACAATCAGTGGCTGCCGTTTTGGTTTGCTATCAGAAGTGGTCATGGCTAGAATCAATCTAATGTTTAATGTGAATACATGATGATAAGAAATCTTATCTTAGTCAAGAGGTTTTTGTGAAAAAAGAAAAGATTTGTTTTCATGGCGCGGCAAGACTTCGCGAAGAGCGAGAGCGATTGGGTTTTAATCAAGGAGATGCCGAAAAACTTTTTGATATTTCAAGGGTGACTTGGGGGAAGTACGAACGAGGCGATACAACGCCAGGTGCAGACGTATTGACGGCTTTGGCTGCTGCTGGTGCAGATGTGATGTACATCCTGACCGGTACGCGCAGATCTTTTTAGTATCAGTCCGCGCCAGCGCGCGCTGTTGGATAACTACGAGCACAGTGATGAATCGGGTAAGTCGATCATCGAGGGAACTGCCTCTCTGGCAGCGGAATCATCGAAAGTAAAGAGGACGGCTTAGAAATTATGGCGACTGAATCTACACAGATAAGTGATTCAGTTGTCGTGGTTTCAGTTATTTTAATTTTGGGTTTTTTCTTTTTTTCGTGGTGGGCAACCGCAAAAAAACTGCAAATAAGCTTTAAATTCCATTGGCTATTCGCGCACCTGCTCGGCTTCGTTGCCGGCATGGTATCTATTTTTCCAGCAGCTCTAGTCAGTGCGTTTTATTCAGTTGTCTCCCCGGTTGCAGGTCTCGGTTGGGGAGCCGCACTTGGTTATTTCGCATGGGTAATATTCAATAAAATCAGCCTGCTTGGGTGCGCTACTGATAAAACGCTTCAATCTTGTCTAGAAATTACCTCAACAGGAATAAATACAGAAAAAACAACAGTTCAAATCAAGCCGGATTCATCCGAGATTGAGTCTGTACGCCGTCAATCTCTCGTTGCGATGAAGAGTTCAACTGTGGCAAGGCAGCGTGACCTGAAAATTTGTGATGATACGAAAGCGCCTCAGACTCTCGCCAATACAACCGATTCAGTTAAGACATCAAATTTTATCGCAGACATCGAGTTCGATTACCGCGATGCCAGCGGAAACGCGAGCCATCGCCGGGTAGAAGTCCATTCCATCGACGATGAATACTTCGAGGGTTTTTGCCATAAAGCGATGGCTACCCGCACCTTTGTGATTGGCCGGGTGCGCGGCAAGGTGCTTGATCGCGATACAGGAGAACTGCTACCGCCGAAGAAATGGGCATCCGGCGTCCGCAACGACCCGCGCAACAGCGGTGTGGTGGAAAGCCGTGGATGGAAGTCTCCGGATGATATTGAAGAGGAAGAGCGCGAGCGACCAATCGAGATACTGTTCACCGGATTCAGCAAGGAGCGGACCGCTGAACTGGAAGAGCAGGCTGCGATATTCGATCTGGTCGTCCGTAAGAACGTCACAAAAGGTCTGAAGTACCTATGCGCAGGGCCTAACGCTGGCCCTGCAAAGTTGGCTAAAGCGGAAGCTGCGGGTGTTGAAATAATGGACGAGAGCGAGTTTGTGCAGCTGCTAATCAAATGCTAACGCCCAAAAAATTACCAGCCTGGCATTGCCAGGAATTTTGCAATATAGACGGAGTGTTGATATAAGGAACGGTGACTGGTTATGATAAATGATCTATTTGGTGAACAAACTGAATCCGGAAGGGTGGCTATATACATCCGAAACGAAGATGATGCATGGAGAGTTCTGAAATATGCACTCGATCATGGTTCCGATATTCAAGAAGACATTAATGTTGTTTTCGAAGGTTGGCCGACATATGATCTGAACATCAAGGGGAAAGATTGGCATAGCTCTGTTCCGACTCGAGTCATGGGACCGTTGCTTGAGGTACAAAAAGACCTGCACCGGGCTTATACTTCCATCTGTTATAGCAGTGGTAACTTGAATCGATTAACCGTAGAAGACCGGGAAAAGCTGGAGCTGGTCATCGATGTTAAAGAGGGTTCATCTGAATATGATGCCGATCTGTGGAAACAACTCGGCGCAATTGCGGAAGCAGCGGTAGGGAAAATGACTGGTACCGAAATAATCATCACAGTGGTCTCACTAGGGTTAATCATAACCGGCGGAGCAGTTGCAAAACACTGGATATCCACTCGCCTGAAGGAAAAGGAGTCCGATAACCAAATTGAACTTTCCATGCAGGAAACCGAGCGTGTGCGCGTCATTACCGAGGCGATGAGTCGCCAGCCTATGATTGCCGAGGCCAATGAAAACAGCATCGTTACCCAGAGCAAGATACTCAAGGCGCTGAAGCCTGGCGATCGCATTACGACGGCTGGTGTTTCATTGAGTAGTGAGGAAGCACGTGAAGTTGCTCAGACAGAGCGTGCCGTATCTGAGGATGTCGATATCCGTGGTGTTTTCAGAGTTCTGGCAAACGATGCATCAAAAGGAGCCGGTTTCAGAATCAAGGTACAGCGCGTTTCAGATGGTCTGCTGCTTTCAGCAGAGGTTCCGATGGAATTGGATATCGACCAAAGGAATCTGATTCAGAAAGCAGAATGGAGCAAGGGTGCCGAGCTAGTTTTTCTGCATATTTCAGGAAGCATGCTGCGAGGAAATATAAATAACGCTGTTGTTTACAGCGCAAGCGCACCGACCGAAATATAGGTAATAGATAATTTTAATGCAGCCCGCCATCATCTTGATGTGCGGGCTTTTTTGTCACTTATCCACAGAGGTATCCACCGTTTTTGTGGATTATTAACCAGCAATCTCAGTTGCCTTGATCTCCAGCGCAAGCCGGGTGGTGTAGCCGCTGTCGCTCAGGGCATGGGTGACTTTGATGATGATCCAGTCGGTGCTGTCTATGGCTGGCTTGAAGCCTTGCACGGTGGCGGGTGTTTCTGGGATCAGCTCGGGCTGGCCGTGTGCCAGGGTGATGCTGAACTCAGCCATGCCGCGTTGGAGTCTGCGCCATTCGGCACGCGCTGCCCGACGTGCGTTCTCCTGGCTGGCATAGACGTGGCGCAGGGTCTTGGTGTTGTCGGCGCTGCTCTCAATGGCGACTGTGGGTGTTGCCAGGCGGGCGGCGTCTTTCTTGGCCAGTTTGGCAGCGGCGGTTTTCTCGGCCTGCTCTTCAGCGAGGCCATAAGGCACTTCGCCACTGACGCCCAGATTGCGGTCGTTGTAACTTACCTTGACGCCGATATAGCCTGCACGTTGCGCGGTGGTCATCTTGCGCCAAGTCTTACGCGCCAGCTTATGCGCGGCAGCGTGGCTCTTGCTCAGTCCGGACAGTGGTTTGTAGGTTCCGGTGTGGATGACGACCACCGGCGCCGGGCGATTGTGTTCGGCATCGTCTTCTGTCTTGCCCCAGATCACTTCGCCCTTGGTCGCTGAATGCGTGTCGTTGTAACTAGCTTTCACCTGGCTGTAACTGTCGCGCTCGGCCATGGTGAAGTGGTGACTGTCGCCTGATTGCCGTGTGAGTACCACCGTTGGCAGGCGCTGGCCGCTGGCAGTGACCCCTCCCCCACTCTGAATGAATAGCAGCCTGCCACCCTTGACGGTGGCGATGGCATCAAACTGCGCGGCCAGCCGAGTGAGCAGGTTGGCGGATGATTCGTTGGTCTGGTCGATATGGTCCACCAGCTGGCTGGCCAGCGCGCTGGAGACCATCGGCTGCAGGTCATTCTCGGCGGCGATGGTGTTGACGATCTCGCCGACTGTTTGCTGGTGGAATGAGCGTTCGCGCTGGGTGGTGAGGCCTGAGCGCAGATCCGCGCTGCGGGCGCGGATGGTGAGGGTGTCGGGCGCGCCGCTGTGGCTGACTTCGTCCACGGTGTAGCTGCCCTTGTCCACCAGGCCGCTATCTTTCCAGCCTAGTGACAGGCGTACTTCTACGCCCTTCTGCGGCAGATCGAGCTTGCCATCGCTGTCGTCCAGACTGATGTCTAGCTGATCGGCTTCGAAGCCACGATTATCAGTGAGGGTCAGGCTGATCAGCCGTTTATCCACAGCGGTGGTGATGTCAAGCCCGTCCACGCTGAGACTGAAGGCGGGTTGCTTGTAGGGTTCGAGCGGGATCATAGCAAGGCCATCAGCTCAGGGGTGACGAGGCCGACGATGTCCGGAATGTCGTCGTCCACACGGGTGAGCTTGAGGCTGAATTCGATCTTGCGCGCGCTGCCGTCACCAAAGAACAGGCTGCCAGTCTCGCTGATGTCCTCGATGACGAACAGGCCATAGAACCAGCCGGTACCTTCCAGCAGCGGCCATGCCTTACCTGTCTCGGCCATGTAGCGCAGCATGGACAGGCTGATCTTGCCGCCGGTGATCTCAGGGTAGAGTGTGCCGCTCAGGGTGATGGTGTCATCGCCCGGGCCTACGAACTGACGGGCAGGGCGTCTGCCTACCCGTGAACTAGAGGGATGCCGCCACGAGGTCTGGCGTTGCAGTTGCTGATAGGGCACGGTGTTGAGGCCGAATACGAACAGGCCAAGCGCCATCATCACAGAGGATTGAGAGGACATGCTATTCCTTGTCTGTCAGGCGGCTGCGTGCCTGCGCGGCTTTGTCGCGGTCGATGCGCTCAAACTCTCGACCGACATAGCGTGCGAGCAACTTCTCGTCCATGCCGGCCGGCGCATTGATTTGTACCGTAGTCGTTGAGACATGTGAAGCCGTGCGCATTGAGCCTGCTGTAATAGGCGGGCGGGTGTCGAACTTGACGGGTGCAGTTGACGGGCTGGATGCCGCTGCTACGGCAGACATGGCCAGCCCGATGGGGCCGGGCAGGTACTTGAGCAGGGGCTTGAGGAAGGATAGCTTGTTGCGTATCCATTCAACCATTTTGGTGAAGCCAGAAGCGATGCCATCCCATAGGTTGATGAAGAATTCCTTAATCGGCGCCCAGTTTTTGTAAATCATGAAGGCTGCAACAGCCAGCAGGGTGATTGCCGCACCAAGCGGATTTGCAATCATTAATACCCTCAACCACTGTAATGCGGCGCCTATTTTTTTAATCATTGAAAACACGCCAAGCCCTTTGATGCTTAATACGGACATACTGAGTTTTACAATAGCCAGCGGGCCAATTATTGCAGAAATTGCCAGCATTAATGAGCCAACAGCTGTCACGACTAGCGCTATACCTGCCGCCGCTCTCATTAAAGCTCCAGTCAGTTCAGGGTTTTCTTTTACCCAACTACGCACGCCGATTAGCACATCCTTGATGATGTAGAGAAGATCAGTAAGAGTTGGTTTTAACTCTTGACCAATCTCTGAACTGAGATTGAATGCCGCATCAGCTGCTAAAGTGTATTGCGCGCTCAATGCTTGTGTACGCGTCAAGGCTTCACGATCCATTGAACCGTTAGCTTTGGCGTCGTTGACCAACTCGAGTTGACGACGGTATTCGCCCAGGTTAGATGCCAGTTTTGCGGCATCGTCGCCGAATTCTTTGCCGAACAGCCGCGTAGTTGCTTCGAGCTGCTTTTCCTGCGGCAGCGATTTGATAGCGTCCATTACCTTGAGAATGGTGCCGGTAGCGTCTTTGCTCATGCCGAGCTGCACGCCCTTGGCATCCAGCTTGAGCATCGCCAGCCCTTCCTGAAATTTTTTGCTTTGCATGGTCGCGATCGATAAGTTGGTCATCATCGCATTGGATGCTGATGCGGAGACTTCTGAGTTCGCGCCCAAGCTGAGGAAGGTGCTGGCCAGCGCGGCGGCTTCGCGGTATTTCATGCCGACGCTGTCGGCAGTACCGGCGATGCGCTGCATCACGTTGATGATGTCGCCGCCCTTGGATTGGGCGTTGTCGTCCAGGAAGTTGATCACGTCGCCCAGTTGGCCGATGTTTTTGATCGGCACTTTATACAGCGCGGCGATTTTCCCCATCTGGTCGCTGAGTTCGTCCACTGGCAGGTCAAATGCGATGGCAGCTTTTGCGGCGGTTTCAGCAAAGGTAAGCAAGTCGCTCTTGCCTTGTATGCCCATGCGCGCTGCGGCCTCGACGATGTTGGCGAATTCAATACTTGTCATCGGCAATCGTTCGCTCATCGCTTTGATCGCGTCGCCCATTTCGTAGTAACTCTTGGTGTAGTTTCCATTGGCATCCTTGGCACCATCTACTTGCCGTGCTACGCCCAGCATGGCATCTTCGAAGCTCGCGTAATCCTTGATCGCTTTTAAGATCGGCATGCTCATTGCCACGCCAGCAGCCGTGGTGGTTGCGCCTGCCATTGCCAGCTTGTCGCGCTGACGGATGGTCTTGTCGTAGTTGTAGCGTGCAGCGTGCAGGGCCTGCTGGCGTTGATTGAGCACTTGCAGCGCTTCGTTTTGTTTGCTGACTTCTTTAGTGGCTTCAGACATGCGCGACTTCAGATCGCGCTGGTAGCTGGATAGCTTGTGTGTATCAGCCCCCGAAGCAGCTAGTTCACGCCGTAACCGTTCCTGCTTCTGAGTGAGCGTGGTGATGTTTCCCTTGAGGTGGTTCGCTTCTTCGGTAGCTTCTTTGAAGGCTTTCTGCATTTCCCTGGTGGGGAATGTCGCTTCCTTCATCGCCTTGCTGATGGTGCGGATGCGCTCTTCGGCCTTGGTGAGTTCCTGCCGGTGAATGGCGATGCCCTTGGCGGCGGCACGGAAGCCATCAATACGTTTCTGTTCTGCGTTGAGTTCCTTGAGTTGGTCTTTGGTAGCCTTGAGTGCTTTGGCGGTCTCGCTGCTACCGGTCTGGATGGCTTTGAGCGGACGGGTGACTTTGTCTATTGCAGCCAGCAGCACTTCGAGTTTGAGTTTGTCCATTTTATTCTTCCGCTCCGCTTCGTTTACGCGCCTGTTCGCGCCATTCCATCAGCTCCGGCAGGCTCATCAGGTACATGTCGCCGGGTGACCAGTGGAAGATTGCGGCGATGTCGGCCATCGCCTCTTCCACACGTCTGGGCAGGGCTACTGCGCTGCCTTCGGTAACAAAAAACCAGCCACCACTGCGCCGAGTTGCATCAGGTCTGCCGGATCGAGTGCGGCGACTTCTGCATCGGTCAATGTCGGGGTGCTGATACGCGGCAGGACGCGCTGCAGGGCGTTGACATCCATCTGCAACAGGTCGGTGAGGTTAAGCCCGCGCAGCTCGCCTGATACCGGCTTGCGCAGTTCCACCTCGGTGATTTCGCTGTCGCCGCGCTTGATGGGTTGATCGAGGGTGATAGTGTTTGATTTGCTCATGATAGTGGTCTCGTATGGTTGGTTGGGTGTTTGCCCTCACCCACGACGGGTGAGGGGACTACGGTGCTGCCGGGGGAGGTATTGCTTACGCTAGACCGATGGCTTGACGCTGTGCTTGCAGCACGTCCACACCGTTGACGATCTCGATCATGTTGAGCAGGTCGATTTCGATCAGGACTTTATTGTCCACAGTGAGCTTGTAGTAGCTCAGTGACGATTTGACGGTGAGCTTGCCTTTATCGCCTGCCTTGGCATCGCCCATGTCTATTTCCTGATGGCGGCCACGTACAACGACTTCGATGGCTTGCACCTGTGCGGTGTCGTCGCGCTGGTAGGCTCCGGCGAAGCGCAGCATCACGCCGTCGGCTTTGGTGGTGCCGTATTGGGTGAAAACCTGCTCCATGAAGCCGCCGCAGGTGAATTCCATATCCAGCTTTTCCTGTCCGAGATCCACGCCCACCGGACCATTCATGCCGCCGCCCCGGTAGTCTTCCAGTTTGCGGGCGAGTTTGGGGAGTTTTACGTCTTCTGCGACGCCCATGTAGCTCTTGGCGTCATTGAAGAGGTTGAAGTTCTTTAGGACTGATGGCAGGGCCATGATGATTTCCTTTTCTCAAATCTAAAATGAATGAGAGGCGATCTGTGATCGCCCCCGATTGTTAGCCGTTCACGGCGGCTGCGAAGTCAACCAGGTAACGGTCGGTGATGCGCTGGCGGAACATGAGGTTCTCCAGCGGTGGCACCGGTGTGTAGTCGTAGTCGATGTACAGCTTGCCGGATTTCAGCGTGACCACGTCGTTGACGTCCGGGTCATACCAGGCACTGCCGTCGATGATGTAGCCCAGGCTCTTCAGTTCGCGGAACTTGGCGTTGATGCCCTCGATGATGTCGCGGGCCAGCGAAGGGTTGAGCGGTGCGTCCACTGCCCAGAAGTGCGCCTCGGCGATGGTGTCCATCAGCACTTGTGCGGTGCGGGTGTAGTTCTCGAAGGCGAACAGCGGATCGGCAGAGCAGGTGCGTGAACCCCAGAAGCGGAAGCCTTCGTGACGGATCAGAGTGGTGACCTCGGCCGCGTTGAGGTAGCCCGCATCGGTGGCCGGGTCTTGCAGATCCCAGAAGACATCTTTGTCGATGCCGGTGACACCGTTGACTGGCATGTTGGAGAGCGTCTTGTGCCAGCCGATCTCTTCGTCCAGCTTGGCGCGCAGACCGAGCGCACGACCGGTGGCGTAGGCTGGTGCAGTGGCGTTGGCGACGGTGTTCCATGACAGGAAGTCCGGCCAGATTACCATGACTTCACGAGCGCCGAAGTTGACGCGGTAAAGCGCAGCATCTTCTTTCGTTGCACAACCCCATGCCGACACGTAGGCAAAGGCGCGCAGCTTCTGTGCGATGCTGATGAGTGCGGCAGCAACTGCCTGCGTATCCAGCCCGGGGCAGGCGAGGATGCGCGGTTTGACGTTGAGCTTGGCTTGCGCGGCCAGCAGTGCCTGCATGCCTGTGTATTGACCCGCAAGTGTGACGGTGCCGATGACGTTGCTGGTGGTGGCCGCCTCATCGATACCCTCGGCAACACGCACCACGACGACCAGCGCGTTTGTCTGGTCGGCGATGGCTTGCAGGGATTTCGATAAGGTACCTGCCACGCCTGCTTTGGCGATACCGGCCAACACAGAGGTGAGCAGGACAGGGGTATCAAGCGGGAAGGCCACAGCATCGGCATCGGTGGCGGTAGCGACCAGGCCGATGATGGCGGTGGCGATGGTACGTATAGGTCGGGTGCCGGTGTTGATTTCAACGACTCTGACACCGTGGTGGTATTCGGTTGGCATCTGTATCTCCTGAAGGATGGTTACAACAGTGCCAAGTCTGCCCTTTACCGCTTTTTATGGCTGGCTGCGCGTGTTGTGATGTGTGGAATCACAACCTGCACAGGGTGGTCAATTACAGCGCAGGTATATCACCACACCACCGCTTGCACATCGGCTACGGTCACCGCTGCGCGCACCTGGTCTTTAAGTGTTTGCAACCTGACGAATGCGGCCTGCCCTTGTATCAGCATCGCGCCTGCCAGCCCTTTGAGTTGAGCAAAGGTCATCGGCACTTGTGTATTGCCCTCATCCATCCAGAAAAACCCTGCCGGCACGGATCCGGCGACCAGTGTCTTAGTCAATACAAGCTGGCTGGACTCATCGGCCTGAAAAGTGGTGGACATATAGGCTACTGGCATCTGTATTGCGGCGGAATATGCGGTAGTGAGTGCGGCGATCCGAGCAGATTGCGCCTCAGCTATCAAAAGCATCGCAGGCTTTGCAGCTGCATATCCGGAAGGAGCAGCTCCGAGCGCATCAATAACTAATGGTCCACCTGAAACTTGATCGTAAAACGTCTGCCCGCGTAAATCTGGCATGACCGCCCATTTATTTGCTACCGCATCAAACACTGCGACAGCATCAACCTGTATCGCTGGTGGCTTTTTAAATGTTGATGCCTCTGGCGCGTGAAATACACCCGGCTCAAGTGGTGATTCGTGAGCCTCATACTGACTTAACAGCTCGCCTGTCATCGGGTCGTACAAGTATGCGATTTTAGTTTTCATCATTTCCTCTTAAATATATTGAACGCATTTCAGGACGCGGACACCGGCGGCTAGGTTTGCGGATCCACCTGATGAACCTGTACTGGTTCCAGCTGTTGCCAGTTGGGATCCTGCCGATGTTCCGTAGTTTGAAGAATAGGTATTCAATGCGGATGACGGATGGGTATGTGCGAGATTCTCACCAACTGTCTGAGTACCTACATTTCCATTCGCCTGCACCGACGCGTAATTAGCCGGGAACCAAGGGATGCCAAATGTGGTTGCGCCATCGCCAGCACCCCATGGATAACCTTGCGAGGCATAAAGAGCATGCAGGGAAGGGTATGCCACTCTTGAGACGTTCGTTGCAGCGATGGGGGCTACGAGCGCACCGGCTGGCGCGGTGGTGCCTGAATGCTCGAACAGGTCTCCCACCTTTCGCGTACCACCCAGTGATGCCAGTACACTGGCGATTAATGCATCCACCTCCGCTTGTGTGGTGTATTGCGGATGCGGGTCAATCACTGCCTCATGTGCAGCTACGCTACCCGCCCCTGCTTCTATAAGTGCCTTGAGATAAGCAGTACGGTTGGCCAGTTGCTTGGCTTGCAGGTTGTCTATCCCGTCAATTCCTCCCATCACCGGATCGTTCGTTTCAAGCTGATAAATCTCAGCCTCATAGTTTGGGTTTTCTACTATCGCTACCATGATGTTGTTCCTCGCTAGTTGATGATGCCGCGTGTGTATTGACCATCGCGGGTGGTGTAGCCGTTATGTCTCAATGCCACACGGCTGTAGTCGAGTGCGACCAGGTGGCAGCAATTGCGCGTGACGGTCGCCAGCATTGAGGTGATGGTGGCTGCCTGATCGAGCGTGATCGGGCGTTGCAGGATGATGCGGTAGGTCGCCCACTGTGACGGTCCGCCTCGTCTGCGATAGCCGTTGCGTGTTGCTGTGCCATTACGGCTGACGCAGTCGGCGCGCTCGATCAGCAAGGCGTCCGGCTGTCCGCGCACTGACAGGGCAGCCTTGATGGCATACGGCGTACCCTTGCGGCGATGTAAATCCGGACTCGCCTCGATTGCGTCACGCTTCTGTTGTTCAGGCCACTGGTAGTCCCAATCCTCGATTGAGGATGCCCATGCCAGCACCGGTAGTAGATTGACCGGGCAGGTGCGCGCGTTCCATAACGTCAGCACGGTGGCAGAGGGTGTGAAGCGTAGCTGCGCTTTTTCGATGGCACGCTCAAGCTGGGTGGTGTTGGGTGGCAGCAGACTCATTACACGACTCCAGCGATGCGCGCGGTGATGCCGGTGCACCATGCAGCCTGATGGGTGCCGATGGCAATATCAGCGGCGATATTCAGTACGACGCGCTGCACGCCAGTACGAAATGCTGCGGCGATGATCGCCGATACGGTGATGTCTTCGCCCAGCTTGTGGTGACTTGCCGCAAACTTGACCAGTTCTGCCTGAGCTTCGCTCAATGAGACTTCGCTGACTGGCCCCAGATAGACATACAAGTCTGCAATGATCTCGTAGTTGATGATCTCTGCGGACTGCACCTGCACGTCTTCGCTGAGCGGTCGGATGGTGTCGGTGTTGAGGCGCGCGATGACTGCATCCAGCACGGGTTGCGACGGTATGCCTTGACCTTCACTGGATAACACCGTGACGACAGTTGTGCCTGGCACGGGGCTACCGACGCTGACATCTTTGACAAGACCGCTGGCCGAGCGAGCATGAAATGCATAAGCCTCGGTAGGTCCGGATGTTGAGAAACTTTCCGGCTTCATCTGCAGACGGATGCGGTAGGCATCGTCTGATTCGTAAACGGTCAGGATGGGCGGGTTGGCTGTCAAATCACCCGGAGTGACGACCAAGCGAAGTTCCTGATAATAGGTCGCACCGATGTGATCGAGATTCGTTCCTTTAGCAAACGCCAGCAACAGGGCACGCGCCTCGTCGTTGTAACGGGCACGCAACACGAGCTCGCGGTAGGCGGCGTTCTGGATTAGTTTGAGAAGCGGCTCTGATTCCAGTTCTAGCGCGGCAGCGACTGCAGCTTGCTGCGCTCCCGGATACAGGGCGATCAGGTAGGCTTTGTGTTCAGCGAGGATGGTTTCGTAATCAAGCGTCTCGATGACGGTCGGTGCGCTGAGTTGGCTGATGTCTATGGCGGTCATACTGGCACCTTGAAGCTGATTGAGGTATTGGCACGCGGGCCGTCGCGGCGCACACCTTCCATATCGAGTACGGCTTTACCTGTCATATCAATGGAAAATTGCACCTTGGTGATGAGCACGCGAGGCTCCCAGCGGATGATGGCCATCACGGTGGCAGCCATCAGGCGCAGTTGCGTTGCCGGGTTGGTTGGCTGGTCGATCAGCTCCGGCACGATGGAGCCGTAGCTGCGACGCATGGTGCGTGTGCCGATGCGTGTGGTGAGGATGTCGCGGATGGATTGCTGGATGTGATCTAGATCGCCCAGCGCTGCACCCGTGGTTGCATTCATGCCGGTGGTGATCATTGAGGTACTCCGACCGTTGAGCCTTGTGGATCTGGGTGGACGTGCTGCAAGAAGCTGATGCCGCTGATGATGGCGTCGCCATCTATGGTGACAGTGCCAGTGACGTGTACTGCGGGGCAATCTACTGTGACTTGTGTAGCAGCCTGTATCAGTGCGGTTTGCAGTCCACTGGCCACCAGTGCGCCAGTGAAGTGGTTGTAGGCGATGTGCGCGCCATCTGGATAGACGGTGACATGCTCATCTGCGCTGGAACTGGGTGTTGGGTGTAAAGCGGATTGAATGCCCATCAGGATCACGCCGCCGGCCGGTTCGCCGCTGGGTGAGAGGATCAGCACTTGTTCGCCGATGCTGGGCGGACTCCAGGTGCGCGTCGTGCCGGCGCGTAGGGTTATCCAAGGTAGCCAGTTACTGAGGAGCTTGCCGCTGCGCACACGGCAACTCTTTGCGCTCAGGTCGATCTCTTCGATCGTGCCGAGGCGAATGAGGTTTTCTATCAATCTGGACAGGGTGGCGATATTCATTGTGCGAATATGCCCTGTGCGG